AAAGGCGTTGGAAATTGGAATAAGTGCAGATGGCTTTACACGCGGTTTGTTTTTTTTCGCACAAATCATAATCCGTTAATCGGGTTTTGCATAGACAATCGTAAAAATAGTTATCGCAGATAGTTTTACACTCGTTTATAGGGATTCGCCGAAGCACTTTAATCGGTCCTCCATAAGCTTCTCGGGTTGATCCACTTAAGAGTAAGAATGCTCCTAACAGAAAGATAACAAAAATTATAATTGTTGACTGATGCATTTTATTGTAGTACAAATAAAAAAGATGGGTAAAAAATAGGGGCGCTTCATTCGAAGATACGCTAGAAATATTTTATTCGAAATATTATTTTAGTAGCCTTTAGTACCTTAGAGGATGACCGACGCTATTGTTACAGAAATCTATCAAGACACGCTTAACATCGTCCGCGACGGGTTCCAACCCAACGATTTTATTTTGACGATCGGAATAATAATGCGCCTGTGCCAACTCCGCCAAGATTTAAGAGGGAAAGGACCCAAAAAGAAAGAAATTGCGATGAACGTGTTTAAACTTTTCGTAACGAAAAGTGGCTTACTTAGTGACAGCGAAGCGGAGATGGCCGGGACTTTTATTCTCACTACGCTCCCTACGCTTATTGATACTTTGAAAACTATTTCCAAGGATATCGCCTCTGCAGTGAGCGGTACAAAGAAACATCTATGCTGTTGTTTCTAGGATAGTTAAATCGTTCTCTTTACTTTGAAAGACAAGTAAAGAGACATCGCGAAGCGGGTTAGATGGGAGACCGGCACAAAGGACATTGTAATGTTTTTTTAAGCCATTCGTTAATACAAGACGAGTGGTAGAGATGGCCGCACACGAGTGCAGATACGAGAACGTCCTGTTCAAAGGGCTCGATACAAATCGAGCACGACTCGACTTTACCCGACTCGTCCTGACAAAAAGAAGTAACGGGAAGCGATGGCGGGGGGGGCGGTGTAGTGGCTGGAGGTTCGACCTCGACCGGCTGTTTCCATTCGATGACGATAGAAATACTCATAATTAGCGCCCCAGCCCCGACTGACCAGTACAAAAGCGGCGCAAGAAAAACACACGCCCGGGCACTGTAAAAGAGGAACATGGCGAACAGGACCCACCACACTTTTAAAACCAAAGATAAAAGCTTTCCTCTATATTGATGCAAAGGATGGAAGGATCTTTCAAAAAGATGATAGAACGCAACGAAGGAGAGCCAGGAATGGATAATCAGTTGACCATAAATCCACAATCTTAGTTCGTCTACACATAAGTCTCCTCTTATTTTGTAGTAGTATATAGATAAAGCAAGAGCGTAGCTAACAATACTTATATGACCTAGCGGTTTGAAGAGGGGGGGAGAGCACCAGCTGACTTGAAGCCGTTCCATTCTCGTATGTTAATTGCCATCTCATTTTTTAATTAGGGGTTATGAATTCCTGACGGATTTCGAGACCAACAGGGAAGCGGGGTATGTCAGCGGCACTCAGTCCTTGGTATTTGACGGTTAATAAACATCCTACGTATTTGGGCCACTCTTTGAACTGGGCGCGCCTGTCGGCAACCGACGCTGCAGGACGGCAGTCGAAGGTTAAACCTCTATTTTGGGAACAAATCCAAACGACAGCCCCCTTCTCAGTCCCTTCGCCCGGTTTGGCGCCTATTATCGTAAATTCGTCGGTATCAAACTTCTTGTATTTTCTCATTTTGAGAGACCGGCGTTGAGGTGTATAACGCAAGGTTTTCGCTCGGAGCATTGCTCCTTCGAATCCTGCGCCGACAAACCGGTCGTGGTACTCGGTCACTTCTTCTGGGCTATATATAACGTGGGTTGGTACCCGTTTTACTCTTTTCAAATCTTTGCCGTGAGCGTGAAATATAGTGTCAAGGGTTGCGAAACGTTCGGTCTGCAGGAGAGCGAAGCCGCGATCGATACAATCAAATACATAAAAAAAGAGTTGGTTTTCGTATGGGCTAGGTTCGACCCGGTAGATGTTTGCAGCGCCAGCAATTGTTGCAAACCGTTCGGCGCCGTCGAGCAACCTGCCGTCTTTCCGAATCGTTGGGCTATAAATTTCGCCATCCAACCCGAGATACGAGGGGGGGAGCCGAGACAGCAGAGACCCGGCGTCTCGACAGATTTCTTGGAACCACGGGAACGATTTCCCGGTGCGACTCGTAAGAGTCGCTGTTCCGCTGCTCCCACGCGTTGCGACGCACCGGACTCCGTCCAGCTTAGGCTGAATGTAAGCGCCGTGTGTTAGTCCGAGGTGTTTGTGGAGACAGAGGTCGGTTTGCTTGTAAGTACTTGCATGCATCGGAAACGTCAGCGGAGAAGAGAGGGGAGGGTTGTTTGTTTCGGACGGTTCTTTAAAGTCGGCTGGGTCTTCCGGCGAAGCAGGAGAATACCCAGACTTGGTTTTTTTAACCCACGCCCGTTGAGCATAGAGCCGGGCTTGTTTTTCGGGCGACTGTTCCAGAGTCGTCGCCTTTATTGTCCTCCCGACCGGATCGCGTAGTTTTCCATCGAGTCTTCCGTATGTCCGGTATACGACATCGTTTTGAACCCAAATTTTCCAAATTAGAATATTGTTATGGGGATCGCGCGTATAAAGAGGAGTCCAAGTCGTTACATTCGGGTCATTCACTAAAAGACCCTCCATTTTTAACAAAATTGTTTTGTAAATTTAAATTAAATTCAATTTTTTAGATAAAGAATTATATAGAATTATATTATATGTCAGCACCACCATCATCAATTACTTTTGGTATACTATCTCGTTCGTCTTTGGAACAAATGCTCAGCACTGTCTTCAGTCCACCCAGAGAGAGACTTGTTGTTCCCTTACCTCCCCCTTCTTCGGAAGTTAAAGAAATTGACGTTACTATAAAGCCCCGCGAACAATGTATTGCCACTACTTTAGGAGATTCTCGGTGTAAAAATATGGCAAAACCTTCTCTTGTGTACTGTTATACGCACCGAGGACAAAGTTCTACTAAAAATGTAGAATGTCCCATATGTTTAGAAAAATTTTCGGATTCCCACAACATATTTCTCCTCGCATGTGCCCACCAACTCCACAAAGAGTGTCTCGAACAGCTCCGGACCGATACTTGTCCGGTGTGCCGGAGTCAGCTAACGAATCTGCCGAAAGACCTTGACGACCAAATTCGCACTCGAAAGATTCGAGATACGACCGAGCGAAACGAAGAAGAGTTGCAGAACGCGATCGGCCGGCTAGGTCAGGGGATAAATATGGTGTTTTCTCCCTTTTTGATAACCCCTTTTCAAGCTCCCACTACCGGACAGCCGACCCGAGTGACATGGCCGACCCTTTTCCCTTCGTACCCTGCTTCGATTTCGCTCTCTTATATTTTTGAAGATTTTATTGTGCGTCAAAATACCTCAATGTCTTCTCAATTGGAATAAACGAATGAACCCTGAGATTTCCTCTCGAAATTTCGAGAGGAAATATACTGCTGGATTAAAACATCGTATCGGTAATCGTATTTTTATCGGTAGGGAAAAACCGGTTGGCGAGATAATTCCATGCCGTATAGTCTTGCGGCGTTGGTTTCTTTTTCCAATAGCGCCACTGTGGGTTGGGAACTTGGTAATAATCCTCTTTCATGGATTCTTTATTTTTGGTTTCCTGCGTCATAAACCTATCTGCAGCCCCGAACGCCGGGTTGCGCGGAGGTGCAAACGTTTTGGTAGGGGTGTGGGGATTCGGTTCCGATACATCCGCGGGCCACGTCGACGGAGGCAAATCTGTCGTCTCGCTGGGGTAGTATTCCGGGGAGACAGGCATTGGATTCGACTCGTCTAAAAGAAGCCACAGAGCTACAAACCCTAAAACAATAATGATGAACACACAGACTGGTTGCATTTACTAAATCTCAAAGAAAAAAGAAGTGAGTAATATTATTACGTTTCCGATTCGTTCCGTTCTTCGTTTTTGGCGTTCCGGATCATAAACCTATCGTAGGCTCCGAACGCCGGGTTGCGCGGCGGCACAAACATTTTGGAAGGATTATAGGGAAGAGGTCCCGCGACGTCTGCGTATCTTACCGATGGAGGCAACGCCGTCCCCCCGCTGGGATAGTATTCCGGGGCAGTTTGCATTGGATTCGAATCCGCTAAAAGAAGCCACAGAGCAACAAACCCTAAAACAATAATGATGAACACACAAACTGGTTGCATTTACTGAACCTTAAAGAAAAAAAAAAGAGTCTATTTTACAATTTAATCAAAAGTGTTAAAAACGAGTTTCTATGAACCAGATGAACGTTTCGTATTTGACTCGGTTGCGCGAACAAATATCCGAAACAAAAAAACGAGCTGACCCACCGCTCTCTTCCGACGCGTTAATCATTCTTCGAGTGTGTCGGACACCTAAATTTAAAGAAGGGTCGTGGGAAACCCAAATTAGCCGTATATTCCAAGATAAAGGCTGGAAACAAAGAGACGTTTCTCCTCCCCACCTTATATTCGTCTTGGACGAAGAAGCCCATTTTTATTTCCCCTATCCGAAAAGTTCAATGAATAACTTAATTTCAATTGTCAGTTCAATGTGCACAAAAGTCGACATATTGTCCCCCGAAATGTATCAATGCACTGCTTTCCACTTGACAAACGTCGCCGAAGTGTTAGCCTATTTCGTTTTAGAAATTGACAAGGTCGAACGGACTCGAGCTGAAATCTTGTTAGGGTCTTCTCTTGACCATATGACCGAAAAAGAATTCAGCAACACTCTATCTAATTCTCAAGTACATTTCGATTATTCTAAAGCAGGTGTCTTTTACAGGAACTGTAAACCTAGTAGTACTACTAAATTAGAGGATTGGATGTATCTTGACAGAACAAATAACACCATCGTCAAATTATCTAAATCTCTATCGTTCGATACATTTGAAGAAAATATTTCTCTTTTATTCAATAGGAGTTAAAACAAGTGTTTTCCTCCACTACAATGAATCGTCGCGACTGTATATTTTACGGAGAAGTGGTCAAAGGGTATATTATAAAAACATTAATTGATGTGCTCGTCGGAAGTTTTAACCGCACCCCGTTTTCTATAACTGATAAGGGTCTTTATATTCGAGATTGTGACAAGAACCGGAGTATTCTGTTCAACGTTGAATTGCACCGAGAAAAATTCATCAAATATAAATGCGAACATGATATTTTTTTCAGCGCTAACGTTAAACATATTCAACGATTGATTCGGAATCTTAAGAAAAAAGATTCTCTCATTCTCGGGATTCGAAAAAGAACGCCTGAAATATTGTGTATTGTAATCTGTCCTGCACGAAAAACAGAAAATACTAATTATCGAAGCGAAACTGCTGACATTCGAATACAATTAGAGGCTAATCCGAGCCTCGTGGATATTCCTAATTCTCAGGTTTACAAGTTCCCCTACGTTATTGATGCTTCCGAATTTCAAAAAGTTAAACGCATTTCTTCAGTGGCTAAACTGATTAAAGTTGTTATTCAGGGGGATAGCTATTTAGGGTTTATCTGCGACAAAGAAATTTACTCGACCGCGCTTCATTTCGGAGACCCGCCCTCTCTTGACGAAGCAGCAGAAGACGACACCGGAGTTAGTTCGGAAGAAGACACAGACTCCGAAAACGATTCTCAAGAAGACGAGTTCAAAATAGCTACATCGTCTAAACATATTTATAAGGCGGAATTCAATTCATCTCTTTTTAATCATTTGGTAAAACTTCCTGGGTTGTGTACTCAAATGCAGTTTTACGCGCCTACCGAAGACTTGTTTCCGTTACGGATCCGCATGGAAGCCGGCTTATTAGGGAATGTTGACGTTTATATCAAAGATATTAAAACTCTCGAATATGATGAAGAAATTGTCCGCCAACATCTTTCGGAAAATAATTAAAATGATATTGTAGAGATATAGTTAGTATGGCAAAAAAATCGCCGCCGAAGAAGAAAAGAAGAGCGTCGCCGAAGAAGAAAAGAAGAGCGTCGCCGAAGAAGAAAAGAAGAGCGTC